TTATCCAATAAAAAAGTAAGTGTAACTAATTTAGTTGCCGCTGCTCCTCAAGGGGATGTTACAGCTTCTTCAACAACTACTTTTACAAATAAAAGTGGTAATATATCACAATGGACAAATGATTCGGGATATACTACTAATTCAGGAACGGTAACAGGTTCAGCTACGTCAGGTCAACTTGCTTATTGGACAGGCACTTCAGCTATTAGTGGGGAGTCAGGACTAACATACAACACTACAGATAATAAATTAGTTTTTGAGGGTGATTATTCAATGTATGATAACGGTGGTACGTTTGAAATAAATGCTGATGGCTCAGATATTATTACTAAAATAAAGTGTTTTGGTGCAGATGGTTCTATGTCATTTGATGAAGGTGTAATATATACAAGTTGTGGATTTTATGTACCTTCAGGTTCAGGACTCTCTGTAGGGACAACATCTACTACAAGTAATACTATTAGATGTACAGGAAATATTATAGCCTATTATTCCGATGAAAGACTAAAAGACTTTGAAGGAACTATTCCTAATGCATTAGACAAGGTATGTCAACTTAATGGATATTATTATAAACAAAACAAAAAAGCTGCCGAGTTAGGATTTGATAATGAAGAAAGACAAGTAGGGGTTAGTGCGCAAGAGGTAGAAAAGATTATGCCTGAGGTGATTGAGATTGCGCCTATTTCTTATGATACTGATGACGAATATTTAACAGTTGATTATGGGAAACTTGTTCCTCTATTAATTGAATCTATTAAAGAATTAAAAAACGAAATAGAAGTTTTAAAAAATAAAAAATAATGGCTATACCAGCTTCAGGAGCGTTAGATTTTTTAAATATGGCACGCGAATGTGCGTATGGGACGTGGGGTTCAGGAAGCATAACTGGAGCTATATCTATTAGAGATTTAGTGGCGGGGGGAAACACCTATGGTTCAGGACAATCTTACCCAGCAATTAACACAGCTAGTTCCTCTTACCCACCCAACACAACTCCTGTAGAAACTAATTCATTTTATAGTTATGACAAAGATGCTGTCTCATTAACTTCTTTTAGTAGTAGTGTGGGGACTACTTCTTCAAAAGCAGTATGTGGTCAATCTATCGGTTCAACTTATTACCACGATGGCAGTGGTACTGCCCCAGTAGCTGGTGATAATGTTTATTCAGATGCAGCGGGAACTACCTCTCTTAGTGATGGATATTATAAAACTACTGCGCTTGGCGGAATTAGAGTTATCTCTGGGGCAGTGAATAACACTTTCCTTTGTTAAAAAACCTTATAAGAACTTAATGAAAAAATACTTATCTTTGTACAATTAATAACAATTAAATATAATTAAAATGGCAGAACAAAAAAATACCCAACAAGTAACAACTGAAGAATTAGGACATTTACAAACTCTTAATCAAAATTTTAATGCAGTTAAAATAGCAATTGCTAACGCAGCTGTAGAACAAAAAAATCAAATAGATAAATTAGCTGATATACAGGCAGAGTTTGCAGAACTAGAAAAAGATTTAACAAAAACCTATGGGGAAAATGCCCGAATAAACTTACAGACAGGAGAGGTTTCTCATCCTGAAGAAGAAAATGTGGTAGAAGCTCTAGAAAAAGTAAAGTAATATGGCAAAAATAAGTAACCTAACATCGTATCCTTTAATCACTAATCTTGATAAAGATGATTATGTGCTTATAACCGACAAAGAAAATGCATTGCAAACTAAAAATGCTTCTATTGAGCAATTGCAAGCTTTCTTCGGTATTAATACGAATACAGCGAAAGTTACAATAGCATCAGCCTCACTTTTAACATTAGCCGACACAGCAGTAGATTTAGTTGCTGCACCTGGGGTTTCCAAAGTAATTGATGTGATAAGTATTATGTTTTATTTAGACGCTGGTACAACTGTGTATGATTTCGGTACAGGAGCATTACCTATAAAAATAGGAAGTGAGCAATTAGGAAGTGTTTCAAATAGCAGTACCACTATAAACTCTGCTACAGATGCGGTTTTTAAACCCGAAACACCTAATAGTGTTACTGAGGTTATAGCTCAAAATAGCGCACTTACCCTAGAGGCTGTTGCAAACCCAACACAAGGAAATGGGGTTTTATATGCAAATGTACTTTATAGAGTTCTCAGTGTAGGTTCATCATTCTAATGAAATGGAAATAAGAAAATTATCAGTAGGGCCTGATTATAAATCAGGTGCTATGCATTATTTAGTAGGGCAAGACGTTTTAAATAATAATTATAAAATTCATTTAATTAAATGGGATGAACGGACGCAATTCTACTTTATTTATATAATTCAAGATAATAAAATAGTTTTATGGAAATCTTTTTCGGCCACTATGCCTGTTTCTATAGAATATAATATTCACTTTTAATGCAAGCCTTATTTGATTTTATTGTTAGACCTAAAGACAATAAAAGGTATAACAATACAAAAAATATTTCGGATGTAGAGATTATTACAAGCACATCTAAAGAAGACCATAAGTTTTCTAATCGTGAAGCTATTGTAATAAATACTCCGCGCGGATATAAAGGTAAAATAAAAAAAGGTGATACCTTATTAGTTCATCATAATGTATTTAAGTTTTATTATGATATGAAAGGACGAGAAAGGAGTGGTAGGAGTTTTTTAAAAGACAATGTGTTTTTTGTAGACCCTGAGCAGTTTTTTTTATATAAACAAAATGGAAAGTGGCACTCACACCATAAGTATTGTTTTGTAAAACCAATTCGCACTGAAGAGTCTATAATATATAAAAACACCCCGTATGAGCCGTTAGTAGGAATAATGAAATATGTTAATGAGGAACTAAAAAATTTTGGCGTAAAGGTGGGAGATAAAGTCAGCTATATGCCAGATACTGAGTATGAGTTTATTGTGGACGGAGAAAAGCTTTATAGAATTATGTCTCAAAGCATTACAGCGTTAGTGTAATGCGAAGAAAAAAACATAAAAAGAGAAAAGAATTTCAAGGCGAAGTAAAGCGTAAAATTAAATATAATCGAAATAAAAATGGATTCCAAAAACATAAAATTGAAGATTATCGCAGCGGGGGAGAAAGCAGTTAAAGAGTTAATTAAAGTAGCGCAAGAAAATATAATTAAACACGACCCTGAAGATGACTTATCAGCAGACAGATTAAAAAACGCAGCAGCAACAAAAAAACTAGCAGTATTTGATGCATTTGAAATTCTGAATAGAATTGAAAGTGAAAAAGAAAACATTGAATTAGCAGAAAAAGGATTTGTAAAAACTGATACTAAACAAGGGTTTGCCGAAAGAAAGTCAAAATAAATTATATACTGTATTAACAAATATAGTACCTAAAAATGTTCTAAGCAAAAAAAATAAAGCTAGGAGCTGGCTTTATGGATATAATGAAAAGTACGACATTATTATTATTTCTAAGACGGGGCAAATTGGAGAAATTATTAGCATAAGTGGTTTAGATATTGCACTTCCTTTGTATTCTTCAAATGGTCGTAAACGACCAAAAAACAAATCAGAGCAATTTTGGGTAAGACAAGATTACCCTAAACCTTTAGCAAAACTTCCTAGTATATTTTTTTGGAACGAGATGCCCACTTCTTTTAAAAATTTATGGATTGATTATATTGAAGAAGAATTTGAACGCAGAGAAAAAGGGCACTGGTTTTGGAATAATGGAGAACCTACCTATATAACAGGGTCTCATTATATGTATTTGCAATGGACTAAAATTGATGTTGGATATCCTGATTTTAGAGAAGCTAATAGATTATTTTATATTTATTGGGAAGCGTGTAAAGCTGATAAACGAAGTTTTGGAATTTGTTATTTAAAAATTAGGCGTTCTGGATTTTCTTTTATGGGGTCAGAAGAGTGTGCAAATATTGCAACTATTTCTAAAGATTCTCGTATAGGTATTTTATCTAAAACAGGAGCTGATGCTAAAAAAATGTTTACCGATAAAGTAGTTCCTATTACTAATAATTACCCTTTCTTTTTTAAACCTATTCAAGATGGGATGGATAAACCTAAAACTGAATTAGCGTTTAGAGTTCCAGCTTCTAAGATTACTAAAAAAAATATGCACCTCCAAGATGAGTTTGAAATGGATGGACTAGACACTACAATTGACTGGAAAAATACTGATGACAATTCTTATGATGGAGAAAAATTATTATTATTAGTACACGATGAAAGTGGAAAATGGATTAAACCTAATGATATTTTAAATAACTGGAGAGTAACCAAAACCTGTTTAAGATTGGGAAGTAAAATAATTGGAAAATGTATGATGGGCTCCACTTCAAATGCTTTAAGTAAAGGAGGAAGTAGTTTTAAAAAATTATATGAAGACTCTGATATTACAAATAGAAATGCAAATGGTCAAACAAAAAGTGGCTTATATAGTTTGTTTATACCAATGGAATGGAATATGGAAGGTTTTATAGATAAATATGGGATGCCAGTTTTAGAAAAAGTTACAGAACCAGTGTTAGGGATTGATAATGAATACATTAAGATAAGTTCGGTTGATTATTGGCAAAACGAAGTCGACTCTATGAAGTTAGACTCCAATGCTTTAAATGAATTTTATAGACAATTTCCCCGTACTGAAGCTCACGCGTTTAGAGATGAAAGCAATCAGTCTTTATTTAATTTAACTAAAATCTATCAACAGATAGATTATAATGACTCATTGATTACCGAGCAGCATATTTCTGTAGGAAATTTTAGATGGAAAGACGGTGTTAAAGATACGGAAGTAATTTTTACTCCTAACCTGAAAGGGAGATTTTATTTAACGTGGATTCCTGAATATGGATTACGTAACAGAATTTTATCTAAGAATGGAGTTAAATATCCTGCTAACGAACATATTGGGTCTTTTGGGTGTGACTCTTATGATATTTCAGGAACAGTAGGAGGTAAAGGGTCAAATGGAGCATTACACGGAATGACTAAATTCAATATGGATAAAGCTCCAAGCAACTCTTTCTTTTTAGAATACGTAGCTCGACCTCAGACAGCAGAAATATTTTTTGAAGATGTATTAATGGCGTGTGTATTTTATGGGATGCCATTGCTTTGTGAAAACAATAAGCCGCGTTTATTATATCATTTTAAAAACAGAGGATATAGAGGATTTAGTTTAAATCGTCCAGACAAAACATACAACAAATTATCTAAAACCGAAAAAGAATTAGGGGGCATACCTAATTCAAGCGAAGATGTAAAGCAATCTCACGCAGCTGCAATTGAGTCTTATATTGAAAAATATGTAGGATTAGACTTACAAGGCTCGTTTAGAAGTGCAGATGAAATGGGAGATATGCTTTTTAACAGGACATTAGAAGATTGGGCAAAATTTGATATTAATAATAGAACTAAATATGATGCTTCTATTAGTTCGGGATTAGCTATAATGGCTAACCAAAAACATCTTTACACCCCTGTTAAAAAACAATCAAAAATAAGCATTAACTTTGCAAGATATGCGAATAAAGGAATATACAGTGAATTATTACAATAAATGAAAAATATTAATATAAATATATCTGACACTAGTTTTCCAAGTCAATTTGTTTCCGATTCAGAAAAAGCAACTGACGAGTATGGATTAATGATAGGACAGGCTATTCAATATGAGTGGTTTAGAAAAGATTCAAGTTCGTGTAGATATTATAGTCGATGGCGTGACTTTAACAGATTAAGGTTGTATGCGAGAGGAGAGCAGCCGATAGCCAAATATAAAAATGAGTTAGCAGTTGATGGAGATTTATCTTATCTAAATTTAGATTGGAGTATTGTTCCTATAATTCCGAAGTTTGTGGATTTAGTGGTAAATGGAATGAGTGACCGCTTGTTTAAAGTAAATGCCTATGCTCAAGATGCAATATCTCAAGCTAAAAGAAGTAAATATCAGGATATGATAGAAGCTCAAATGGTCTCGAAAGAATTATTAACTGTAATTCAAGAAGGGACAGGAGCTAATCCGTTTACTATGTCGCCTCAAGATTTACCTAATTCAGATGAAGAGCTTTCATTATATATGCAGCTTAATTATAAACCTGCAATTGAAATTGCCGAAGAAGAAGGAATTGATACTTTATTCTCTATGAGCCACTATGATGATATTCGTAGGCGGTTAGATTATGATTTAACAGTGTTGGGATTAGCTTGCGCAAAACACGAATTCTTACCTGGAGCAGGAGTAGAAATAAAATATGTTGACCCTGCAAATTTAATTCATAGTTATACAGAAGACCCACAATATAAAGATTGTTTTTATTGGGGTGAAATTAAAACGGTAGCTATAACGGAATTAATGAAAATTGACCAGTCTTTAACCAAAGAAGATTTAGAAGAAATAAGTCAGTACAGCCAAATGTGGTATGATTATTTTAATGTAGCTCAGTATTATGAAAATGATATATTTTATAGAGACACGTGTACGTTAATGTATTTCAACTACAAGACTACTAAAAAATATGTTTACAAAAAGAAAGTAAATGAAAATGGAGCTACACGAATAATAGAAAAAGATGATTCATTTAATCCTCCAGAAGAAATGATGGAAGAAAACAATTTTACTAAAATCACTAAAACTATTGACGTATGGTATGAAGGTATTATGGTAATGGGAACTAACATAATGTTAAAATGGGAGTTAATGGAAAATATGGTAAGACCAAAATCCGCATCTCAATCTGCTTTACCAAGTTATGTAGCTACATCCCCCCGTATGTATAAAGGGGCAATTGAATCATTAACTAAACGTATGATTCCTTTTGCAGACTTGATTCAATTAACTCATTTAAAACTACAACAAGTAATATCTAGAACTGTACCTGATGGGGTGTATATAGATGCAGATGGATTAAATGAAGTAGATTTAGGAACAGGTAACGCTTATAATCCAGAAGATGCCTTAAGACTTTATTTCCAAACAGGTAGTGTGGTGGGTAGAAGTTATACTCAAGAAGGAGATTATAATCAAGGTAAAATTCCAATTCAACAATTAACCTCTAATTCAGGAGCTAGTAAAACTCAAATGTTAATTACGAATATGAATAATTATATAAATATGATTCGTCAAGTAACAGGGTTAAGTGAAGCAAAAGACGGGAATAAACCAGATTCTAATGCTTTGGTAGGGATTCAAAAAATAGCTGCATTAAATTCCAATACAGCAACGCGCCATATTTTAGATGGCTCATTATATATGTATAGAACTTTAGCTGAAGGTTTATCTTATAGAATGGCTGATATATTAGAATATGCAGAGTTTAAAGATGAATTTGCTAACCAAATAGGAAAATACAATGTTTCTATCTTACAAGAAATGAATGATTTATATATTTATGACTTTGGTATATTTATTGAAATTACTCCAGATGCGGAAGAAAAAGCCCAGCTTGAAGCTAATATTCAAATGGCGTTACAAAAAGGAGATATTAATTTAGAAGATGCAATTGATATAAGAGAAATTCATAATCTTAAACTTGCTAATCAGTTACTTAAAATGAAACGTAAAGCTAAAGAAGAAGCTGATAGGCAATTTGAAATGCAAAAACAACAGCAGCAAGGGCAGATACAAATGCAATCTCAACAGATGGCTGCACAAACTTCTATGCAAAAAATACAAGCAGAAAGTCAAGCTAAGATACAATTAGAACAAGCTAAGATAGCTTTTGAAATAGAAAGGTTAAATGCCGAAGCTCAACTTAAAGGAACTCTTATGGATAAGGAGTTTGGATATAATCAACAGCTCCGAGATATAAGTGAAAGAGGATTAAAAGATAGAGAGCTACAAAGAGAAAAATCTAAAGCTGATAGAATTAGTCAAGCTAATACTGAACAATCTAGACTTATAAATCAGAGAAGGAACAACTTACCTCCTCAAAAATTTGAGTCTAATGAAGATAGTTTAGATGGATTTGACTTAGCAGAATTTGAACCTAGATAGACCTAAAATAAACAATAATTAAATTATTAACTTTGTAAAAATTAAAATCAAATGGAATTAAAATTAAAAGAAGTGTCTGCAGAACAAAAATCTGTAGCACAAGTAGAAGAAAAACTACTAAAAGAAAACGAAGCACAAAATAATGAACAACCAGTTCAAGAACAAGTAAATGAGGTTTCCACTACTAGTGAAGAAGTAAAAGGAGACGCAGCACCAGAAGCTCCAGTTGAGCTACAAGAAAAAGATGTTCTTGAATATATAAGAAATAGATACGACAAGCCAATTGAATCATTTGATGATTTAATGGCTAAGCGAGAAGAGAAGGAAGAACTTCCTGAAGATGTCGCAGCGTATTTTAAATATAAAAAGGATACAGGAAGAGGAATTGATGATTACGTAAAACTGAATCGCGATTTTGATGAAATGAATCCTGAAGTTTTGTTAGCTGAATATTTTTTAGCAAGTGAAGAAGCTATTGATGAAGAAGATGTAGAAGCCTTAATGGATGATTACACTTTTGATACAGATATAGACGATGAATCAACTATAAAAAAGAAAAAGCTAGCAAAGAAAAGAAAAATTGTCAAAGCTAAAAAGTTTTTTAATGAACAGAAAGATAAGTACCGACAACCACTTGAGTCAAGACAGGATGTTGTATCTGAAGAAACTAAAAAGCAATTAGAAGAGTATAGGCAATATGTTGATGATGCTAAGACGCAGACGGAACAGCAACAACGAAAGTATGACTGGTTTGCGAAAAAGACAGATGAGGTGTTTTCCAATGAATTCAAAGGTTTTGAGTTTAAGATAGGTGAAAATAGCGTAACGTATAATCCTGGTGAAACATCAGAATTAAAAAAATCTCAAGGAAATATTATGAACTTTGTTCAAAAATATTTAGATAAAGATGGTTTAATTGAAGATGCACAAGGATATCATAAAGCGTTATCATTAGCGATGAATCCTGAAAAGTTTGCCCAGTTCTTTTATGAACAAGGGAAAGCTGAAGCAATTGAAACGGACGCTCGTAAGACTAAAAATATTAAGATGAACTTACGCAGTACCCCAGAAGTTGTTTCAAAAGGAGGAATAAAAATGAGAACTCTTAATCCAGATTCTGGAAACAGATTACAGATTAAAAGTTTGCGAATAAAAAAATAATAATAAATAAAAAAAATTTGAAATTATGGCAGGAAGTATTGAAACAGGTGGCTTGTTAAATTATCAGTTGCAGCCTAGTGCGCAGCAGATTACAACAGCTACCAATTACATTAGCAGCTTTGATTTCTTGAGTACTTATCTACCCGATACTTATGAAAAGGAATTTGAGCGTTACGGAAACAGAACAGTATCTTCATTCTTAAGAATGGTAGGTGCTGAAATGCCTTCTAACTCGGATAAAATTATCTGGGCAGAGCAAGGTAGATTACACACTAAATATACAGGGGTAACTTCAGCTCAAGCAGCAGCTCAAGATACAGCTACTTGGACAGTTCCAGCAGCGCAAATAGACCCAGCTACACAGCCACAAACTGGAGCAGCAGGAGGAATTGCGATAAGAATTGGTCAAACAGTTATGATATCTGATGAAACAGCAGGTTCTACATTAAGCAATAAAGCAATTGTTACAGGCGTTAATTATGCTAACAGAACATTTGATGTAGCTTATTACGAAGCTGGAGGTCAAACTATGGCAGCAGCCGTGGCTTGTTCAGTGTTTGTATATGGTTCTGAATTTGCAAAAGGACAAGCATCTATGGCTGAAACTTTAATTTCTGATGACTCTATCTTTAACAACTCTCCAATTATCTTAAAAGATACTTATAGAGTAAATGGTTCAGATATGGCTCAAATCGGATGGATTGAAGTAAGCGGAGAAGATGGTGCAAATGGATACCTATGGTATTTAAAATCAGAACACGATACAAGATTACGTTTTGACGACTACCTAGAAACAGCAATGGTGGAAGCAGTTCCAGCAGAAGCAGCTTCAGGGGCGATTGCAGCAGCAGCACCCGTGGGTAACAAAGGTACTGAAGGTATCTTCCACGTAGTTGGAACAAGAGGAAATGTATGGTCTGGAGGTAATCCAGTTGCATTAAGTGAATTTGACTTAATTATCGAAAGATTAGATAAGCAAGGTTCTATTGAAGAAAATGTAATTTTCTTAAACAGAGCTTTTGGATTTGATGTTGACGATATGTTGGCTTCACAAAACTCTTATGGTGGTGGAGGTTCATCTTACGGATTATTTGATAATGACGAAGAGATGGCTTTAAATTTAGGATTCAGAGGATTTAGAAGAGGTTACGACTTCTATAAGTCAGACTGGAAATATCTAAATGACCCTACAATGAGAGGTGGACTTGTTGGTGGAGCTATTAATGGCTTAATGGTACCAGCAGGTTCAACTACTGTATATGACCAAATTTTAGGTAAAAATGCTAAGAGACCATTTTTACACGTTAGATATAGAGCTTCAGAAACTGAAGATAGAAGATATAAAACGTGGATAACTGGTGGAGCAGGAGGAGCTGCAACAAGCGGTGATGACGTAATGAACGTCAACTTCTTATCTGAAAGATGTGTATGTACTTTAGGTGCAAATAACTTCTTCTTATTCAAATCATAAGAAGAGTAAATAACTAAGGGGAGGAGTTAATCCTCCTCCCTTTTTTTTAATCTAATTAAATTTAAATAAAATGAAAAAGAAAATATTAAAAAACGAGACGTATGTCTTAACAAACGGAAAATCTCCGTTAGCTTTTATGTTAGCGACTCATCATAATAAAAGAAATACACTACTGTATTGGGATGAGGAACAACAAATCAATAGAGAACTTTGTTACGCTAAAAATCAAAAATCAATTTTTGTAGACGAACAAGATGGGAATAAAGTTTTGGAGCCCATAATTTTTGAAGATGGTATGTTAAATGTACCAGCTACAAACCCTATGCTTCAACAATTTTTAGAATTTCATCCTGGTTACGATAAGGTATTTCGTAAAGTAAATACAGAAAGAGATGCAGGCGTAGAGGTGGACATATTAAGTGCTCAAGTAGATGCATTAGTAGAAGCTCGCTCTTTATCAATTCCTCAAATGGAAAATGTAGGAAGAGTGCTATTCAGTAGAGATGTATCAAAAATTTCTACAGCGGAATTAAAAAGAGATATTTTAGTGTTTGCTAAAAATGAACCTGAAGTGTTTTTAAGTATTCTGAATGACCCATTAATGAAGTTGCAAGCTAAAGTTCAATCATTTTTTGATGAGGGTAAGTTAATGATGAAGAAACAAAATGTTCACTTTAACACTAAGACTAATAAGAAAAGAATGATGACTGTACCTTTTGGTGAAGATAAAAATGCTATTGTAGCACAATATTTTAAAACTGATGAAGGAGTTAGTACTTTAAAAATGCTAGAAAAATTAAAGTAAATATTCGGGTGCAGGCACATATTTTATAAGAAAGAGAGAGCTCATAGCACTCTCTTTTTTTTTGCTTATCTTTGCTAATAGTAACTACCTATGAGAGGTAGTTTTTTTACTAATTTAAAAATATAGAAAAAATGGCAAAGTATTTAGAAATTACAACAGGAGCAGGAAAGGAATTGGTTCCTGTGGGAGATGGTTTATATGTGGAAAGAACAAGTGCTACAGCAATGAGAATTTACAGTGTTAATGCTTGGGGACACCACTTTGGACTAGTAACAGCAGGCTCTACGTTTGCAATGGTTACAGCTATGAATGAGGCATTAACTGCTGCTGCTCAAACGAGTTGGCAAAATGCAGTTGTTCCAGTAGTATTACCAGCTGGCGAAACAGTTACAAGTATTGCAGTTACAGTGTTTAGTTAAACACCTATTACACTAACTAATTAAGAGGTTGCTAAAAAAAAGTAACCTCTTTTTTTTTGCTTATCTTTGTAGAAAGATTTTATAATGATTAATTCAGTAAGAAATACAGTATTAGCAATATTAAATAAGAATAACTACGGATATATACCTCCTAATGATTTTAACTTATATGCTAAACAGGCTCAACTTGATTTATTTGAGGATTTGTTTTATGAGTATAATTATCAAATAGTAAAAGAAAATGTTAGACAATCAGGAAGTGGATATGCAGATATCGCTAAAGGAATTGTAGAGGTTATAGATTTATTTTCTACTACTGCTGCTCTTACACAAAGTGCTCCTCAAGTAGGAACAAATCAATATACAATGCCTGCAGATTATTATTTAATAAATAAAGTTTTATGTTATGATACTGCAGGGACTACTTATACAGGAGAAGCTGAAAGAGTAAGTCATAGTAAAATTACAATGTTAACTAATTCTAATCTAACTGCTCCTACCACAACTTATCCTGCATATACAACAGAAGCCTCAGTGCTAACGGTATATCCCTCTACTATTACTGGTGCGAATCAAATGCAAGTTCAATACATAAGATACCCTGCCGACCCAGTATGGACATATTTATCTATAACTGGTGGTGCTCCAGTTTTTGACAGCAGTTCAACTTCTTATCAAGATTTTGAATTATCAGCTGATTATGAAACTGATTTAGTAGTAAAGATTTTACAATATGCAGGTGTATCAATTAGGGAAGCAGCTGTAGTGCAGTATGCAAATCAAGCGGAAATTAACGAAAATACATCAGAACAATAATGGCTTATTTAAACGATTATCAATATTACACAAATTCAGGAACTGCTCCAACGGATGCAAATTGGGGCTCCTATCAGTATGTGAGTTTAGCAGATATAGTTAATAATTTTTTATTGATGTATTATGGCAATCACTCTTTAGTTAATAATGAAGAAAGATATAAAATACTTTTTCACGCCAAACGAGCAATTCAAGAATTAAATTATGATGCTTTTAAAGAAATAAAAGCTTTAGAATTAAATGTAGGAGCACAGTTAAGATTTATTTTACCTCAAGATTATGTAAATTGGGTTAGAATATCTTTATTTAAAGATGGTGTATTGAGACCATTAACTGAAAACATTCAAATTAACACTTCATCTGCGTACTTACAAGATAATGATTCAAATATATTATTTGACGAAAACGGAAATGTGTTAAGACCAGAATTTTCTACTCTAGATTTTGACCGTATAAAAGGAACGGATAAAACTATGTATTTAAACCAAGGTGCGGCATTTGATGGATTATACGGGTGGAATTATAATGGATACTGGTACTTTGATTTACCTGTAGCAAATCACTATGGATTAAACACCGAGACTGCAAATGCGAATCCGACTTTTAATATAGATAAAAAAAATGGAGTAATAACATTTAGTTCTAATATTAAAGAGGAATTATGTATAGTAGAATATATTTCCGATGGAATGGAGGGTGGAGTAGATAGTGAGGTAACTGTTAATAAGCTTTTTGAAGACTATGTTTATGCATATATACAATATGCGATTTTAAATAGTAAACAAGGGGTGCAAGAATATATAGTTGCACGTGCTAGAAAAAATAAATCGTCTTTATTAAGAAATGCTAAAATAAGAATGAGTAATATTCATCCTGGCAGATTATTAATGAATATGAGAGGTAAAGATAAGTGGATTAAATAAAATGGCTAAAACAACACGAAATTTTATTGTCGGTAGAATGAATAAGTCTGTAGACGAAAGGCTTATTCCTAACGGAGAGTATATCCACGCAGAAAACGTGCGCTTAGGTTCGACAGAAAATTCTGAAATTGGTTCGGTTGAAAATTCTAAAGGCAATAAGCTGTTAGTTACTCCTTACTATCCTACGGGTTCCAATGACACCCACTCCTTTAAATGTTTAGGTAGTTATGCGGATAGTGCTAATGAAACTATTTATTGGTTTGTTCACGCAGATAATGTATCGGTAGGTGCTACTCAGAAATTAGATATGATATTATCTTATGATGTGGTTACTCAATTTCTCACATATCACGTGGTAAGTATTGACGATGGAGGAGGGGAAAACACCACGTTAGATTTTAGTGATACATATTTAATTAATGGAATTAATAAAGTAGATAATCTATTATTTTTTACAGACAATAGAAATCCCCCTAGATTTATAGATATAAATAAAAACTACCAGGAGCCTAACGGTAATATTGACCAATTTTCAGCCGAAGACTTGCTTGTTATAAAACGCCCACCCAATACTGCTCCTACCCTAGCTTTAATACGAACAGCAGCTACTGAAACATATTTAGATGAAAGATTTGTGTGTTTTGCTTACAGATATAAATACGCTAACAATGAATATTCAGCTACTTCACAATGGACTCAACCTGCATTTACCCCTAAGACTTTTAATTTAAGTTTAGAAAGCTCTTTAAATGAAGGAATGGTAAATCAATACAATGCAGTAAATATCACTTATAATACAGGAAGCTCTTTGGTTACAGAAATACAGGTGTTGTTTAAAGAAGCGGATAATAACATTATAAAAGTTATTGAGTCTTTTAATAAAGAAGAGTTAGGATTAGGAGATAATAATAATGAAACTATTATGTTTGATAATAGTAAAATCTTTACCCTTTTAGCAGACTCAGAAATTTTAAGATTATATGATAATGTTCCCTTATTAGCCAAGTCTCAAACCTTAATGGGCAATAGAATGATGTATGGAAATTATTATGAAGGATATGATTTGGTTGATTCTAGTGATAATCCTATTGATTTTAATTATACCACGTCATTAGTGGCAACTCCAGTTAATGAGAATATCTTAATAGCCACTAAAATAGCACAAGTTTTTCAGGTGGACTGCACTTCAGGCTCGGCTGTTCTCGAGAGTATAGATGATGCGGCTTTTTCATTATATTTAACTGATGATGGATTAGCAACAGGAACACCATTAGAATTAAAAGCAGGCGCAATGTTAGATATAGATATGCAGTTTGAACACGCAGAATTTGGAGGAGATATTTCTGGAGCGTTTACACCCCCTACTGATACCACTCCAACCACGGATTTAGTAATAAGTTTTTTATTACCTAGAGATTATGCTAATGCTTATGATTTAGCTACCAGTGAGGAATTTAGAACTTATATGGGCTCCCCTCTAACTATTAAAGAAGTAAACGAATGTTTGGACGGGGTTAGTGTTTCAGACCAGTTTAATTGTGCTCTTCCTAATAATCTAGGAGGAGCTTCAGGAGGTACTTTAACTAAATGCTGGAGCGCGGTGTTGGATACTGGTTGCACAGGAGGCACAGTACCTCAATCCACCACCCACGCGGTGTTGAATGTACAGCCAGGGGTTTTTGGTTTATCCGATATACGCATAGGGTTAATGGCAATGGCCTATGTAGATACGTGTGTATATGATGGGGAAGCTACTGCTACTCAAGTAGTATGGGAATTTTATAAATTTACACAAATCCAACCTACTTTTAAAGCCTTAGCTAACCCTGCAAGTCTTCATAGTAATAGAAACTATGAAACGGCTATTATATATATGGATGAGTATAAGCGAAGCTCTACTCCTCTGGTCAGTTCTAATAATACTGTAGCTGTGCCGTGTGCTAATGCGGATAGTAAAAACCAAATTAAAGTAGAAATACCTGCCACAATGCATCCTCCTAAATGGGCAAAAACTTATAAGTTTGCCGTTCAACCTGACCGAAGTGGTTATAATGTTATATATACTAATCTGTTTTTTAAAGACCCAAAAACCACAAGAGTATGGTGTTTATTAGAGGGCGAAAACTCACAAAAAATAGAAAAGGGAGATAGATTAATAGTTAAAAGAGATAGTAATGGTGTAATGTCTCGATGTGTCTACACTACTGTTTTAGAAAAAGAAGTTCAAATCGAAGATTTTATTGACATAGATATTGAGGGCACAACTGAAAAAGAACATATTCCCGCTGGAGCTTATATGGCTGTTACCCCTGATAATTGGGCAGCCACTGTATCTATAGACGGATTATTTAGTCCTGGTAACATTAGAACAGGGAATTTTTGCTATATAGGCTCAACAGGCTACCAAATGATGAATTGCTCCACAGTGAACACGCTATCCCCTAAAACTTATTATGAGTTTTCTTGGCCGACAGGAGAGGCTACCCCTACTAATGCTAATCCAGAATTTAGAGATGTAACAGTTCCGCAAGGAAGTGTAATAAACTGGTATATGGAATTTAAAAGAAAAGGGCCAGCTGATGGAGATAATGCTTGTGAACAAGTAATTTATGAGTTAGATTTAGAAGGGTTAGTATCACAAAATAATTACGCAAATGTATATGAGTGGTTTGTAGGGGATAATATACAATCATTATTAGATGATGGAGTGTGGACGGTAGGAGACCAAGGAAGTGATGGTACATTAAATTTTGTTGAAGGTATACGATATCAAACTTCATCAAGTGATAGCCTGTGTGTCTTATTAGATGCTTGCGATATTTACGACACACCAGCTGATTCAGTTAAAAACTTTTATCTGAAGTTTTTCAGAATTAATAATGCCGCACAAGATGATAATACGAGTAATCTGTTAGGGCTATTTGTGCAAGGTGGTAAGGCGTGCGGGGGTAATTCCAATAGGAAAAGTTGTATTACTATGCGTGTAAGTATATTTAGAAGCGAAAGAACATTAGTTTTTGAATCAGAACCTACAGATGCGGCTCCTGGAGTATACTTTGAAGGCAACCAAACATTTGATATAAATAATAATTTCCACGAGTCAGGCACTGCAACTGGAGACCAAAATCAAACAGCAACTCAACCAGCTATTATTACCTTAGATACCTCTAATTGCTATTCGTATGGGAATGGAGTGGAAAGTTATCAAATAAGGGATTCTATCGAAGGAAAATCTATGAATCTCGGAAACCGAGCCTATGGAGCGAGTGAGCAAATCTATAAAAGAGCGCATCGATTTGCAGATATAACTTATAGTGGCATCTATAATGACGAGTCCAATATTAATAAATTAAACGAATTTAATTTAGGGTTAATTAATTTTAAAGCTTTAGAAGATTCTTATGGTGGAATTGAAGTTCTTTCAGGCAGAAAAACCGATGTATTATGTCTCCAAGAAGATAAAATATCTTATGTATTAGCTGGTAAAAACTTACTATCAGATGCTAGCGGGGGTAGTGCTCTTACCTCAGTACCAGAAGTATTAGGCACACAAATATCTAGAATAGAAAAATATGGTATTAGTAATAATCCTGAAAGTTTTACAGAATGGGGGGCAGATAAATTTTTTACTGATGCTAAACGAGGAGCTATTATACAGCTTAAAGGAGCAAGTGCAGACAGCGAACAATTAGGGGTAATATCTGAAGTAGGGATGAGAGGATATTTTAGGGATTTATTTAATGATTCATTTCAAATGCAAAAAATAGGAGGGTTTGACCCGTATATGAATGAATATGTTTTAAGTATAAATCACACTCTTTTACCTACGGAGGTTAAATGCTATTCTTGCGGGGTCTCTCTAAATTTTGAAGTAGAAGCAGGAACACCACAAGTTTTTTGTTATACCCTTACCGCGGTAGCTGGAAATGCAATATTGAATTATTATGCAGGAGCTACTCAAGGAGGAACAACTACATTTGTAGCCTCTTGGACAGATAGTGCAGGAAATACAGCTACTGCATCAAGTGGTGCGGTTACTGCCGATGGATTTATTACAGTTATTCGTGACATACCAACTATCACTAAGGTTACTATTACCGTTACCCAGTCGGCAGGTATAGCAGCTTGGACAATTAATCAAGCCTGTCCTACTACAGCTGACCTTACCGTAATCCAAGTGTGTTTAACTAATCCTGATGAGGCTTCTGCATCAAGTTATAATCAATTTTACTGGAACACTTTTGCTGACCCACAACCTGCCGTTCCGTATTATACTAATCCAACCTATACCTCTACTACCACCTCTAATTTTATAGATTTTGCTGAAGGAGAGGAGGCTCCTACCGTCTCTCAATATATGAGTGCTACGGCTACCCTCGGATTATCGGGCTTTCCTCCTAGCAATTCTTATGTAACAATACAATCAAATCAATTAGCTCCTGCTAACTTTACTTTTGATACCACAAACGATAAATTTTATTGGCTAGAAAGTAACACTTTATATCAAAATAACTCTACTGATATTACGAATTTATTAGCGGCAGCAACCGTTACAAATACAGAAGAGGTAACTGCAGGTGTTTTATATAGAGGACAATTTGCTAGAACTACAAACACAACTTATTTATATTTAATATGGGATTATCGAAGTGTAGTGGCTACTAACTTGAGTTATCAAGTAGGAACAGCTGACTTAGATGCTGATACTTTTGCTGCGTGTTGTTTAAATACTCCAACTGCATATTACTTAAATGGAAGCACCTTATCAACTGCTAGTGTAGTATATGATAATAGTACTCAAACCACCCCTGCAACAGACGGATATTATAGTGATGGTGAGGTTGTGAGACTACAAAAACTAAGCACACTTCAACCTGCAACAGCGTGTGCGTGTGGAGTACCTTGTGGAACTACATCTTATACTTTTAAAACTCAATTTACTTCGGTATTTAAAGCTACCCATTATTTTAGTGCAACTACTGGGGCAGTGGTAATAACCTGGGTTGTTAAAGATATGCCAAAAGGTGTGATGGTAACTTATAATGGAGTGGTTTATAATAAATGGGTTTCTAGTGTATCGGGAGATGTAAGTCCTGATGATTTAGATACACCAGTTTACTTAGGTAAAACTAGTTCTGGAACACCGCCAAGTGCAGGAAATTATCAAGTGGCTGAATTAAATTCAACTACTGGAACTTTTCTTCCTATTCCTGCTACCACTCAATATGTGGCAGTAACTGCAGGTGAAATTAAGACTCAAGGATTGGGGGTAGCGACTTGTACTTTAGTTTTTCCTAAAACAAGTGCAACGATAAATTGGGTGGATATAGAATTTTATAATCTATTAAGCAGTACTGATTATCCAGATAATATTTATACGGTGGCTTGCCCAGTTAGTTTAACTCCTAAGGCAGCTACTGCCTTAACTTATGCTACCAATGTTCTAGCTTGTGCAGCTTCGACCTCTATAAATATATACCATAATTCAGGAACTACTTTTGCTGTAAATGACCAAATATTTGCAAATGCTAATGGTGACCTTGCGGTAAATACAGACGCAACATCTCCAGGATATGGTAATAGATTATATAGTGCGGGCGGATGGGTTAAAATTGCAGCTGATTCAGCTGGAACGACAGCAATACAATTAAGTGATGAAAGTATAATAACAGCAATATATACGTGTTAAATAATTAAAAAAAAAGAAATGGCGTTTAATGACCAAACAATAACATATAGTGAATCAGTTCAAGGGTTTCCATCTTTTTACTCGTATATTCCCGAGCAAGTAGTGGGAATGAATGGGTTTTTATATTCATTTAAAAATGGTAAATTATATCAACATAATGATAGTACAGTTCAGAGAAATGAATATTATGGTGTTCGTTATGATTCAGAAATAAGAAGTGTATTTAATGAATCTCCATTAGAAAATAAAATATTTAAAACTATAGGTATTCAATCTGATGATAGTTGGTCGTGTACTTTAACTTCAGACATACAAACAACAGGTACTATAGATGGGAATAGTGTTACAGGTGCAAACTTTTTTGAAAAGAAAGAAGGAGAGTGGTTTGCTTATTTAAGAAATAATGATGCTAATCCTATTAGTGGAGAATTTCCTTTACGTTCAGTTCAGGGAATTGCCCAAGATGATGAAACTGCACGAGCAGGACAAGGAACAGCAACTTGTAGTTTAACTTTTGCAGCAGCAGTTGAGTTAGGTTCAATGATAAATCAAGGGGATATTGTATATTATACTGTGGCTCCGTTTACTGGAAATATGAATCCAGTACAAGCGGGAGCGGTAGTGAGCGTAAATAATACTACTAATGTAATAGTAGTAAACAATACAGGAGCAGGAACAAGTGCGTTACCTGCTACTAATACCGCAGCGTATATTATGTATATAAAAAGTCAAGTTGGAGAGTCTAATGGGATAATAGGGCATTATGGAGAATTTTGTTTAACAAACAGTAATCCAGTTGCAGTAGAATTGTTTGCAGTAGATTCGGACATTATGAAAAGTTTCCCTTAAAATTAGTATCTTTGTGATAATTATTTAGATGAGTAATATAGAAACAATAATTGCTGAGCAAGTTTTAGGAGAAGTAACCTCTAAGCGAGGGGTGATGTGGGAAAAAATTGCGGAGTTTCAGTCTCAATTAGAAACAATTGAAAGTACTTTAACTCATAAATCGGGAGAAGAACAGAGTAATGGATTACAAACTCATTTCCCTTTAGAACACACGTTTGAAGGAGGACTCTATACTAGGCAGATTTTTATGCCTAAAGGAGCAGTTGTGGTAAGTATGATACATAAAAAACAACACCCTTCTTTTTTATTAAAAGGTGAGCTGTCATATTTAACAGATGAAGGTAAAATCGTAATGTTAAAAGCTCCTTATACGGTATTTACGCAGGCAGGAACTCAGAGAGTTTTTTATATTCACGAAGACGTAATATGGACTTGTGTACATAAAACAAATGCCAAAACTGTAAAGGATGCAGAGCTTGAATTATTTGTAAATGATTTTAAAGATTTGCCTAAAAGTGTAATAGAAAAAAATAAAAAAATATGTCAGCAATAGCAGCAGCGATAGTAGGAGGAGTAGGATTGGTATTATCCGCAACAGGAATGGGTATAAATTTTGCGGGTGCAGCAAAAGCACGAAGAAGGCAAGAAGATGCGGAGTATGATGCTAAACAAGCATTAGATAAAGCCAGAAGAAAATTAGATGTTAATTTTTACGAGAACTTAGCAATTAATAAAGAAGCGTATCAGCTAGAGCGTGAGGCTTTATTATCAGCTGGAGCTCAAGCTACTGCGGCAGGAGCTGAAAGTGAAAGAGGAGCAGCGGCTGTAGCAGGAAGAGTATTAGCGGCACAAAATCAAGCTCAAGCTCAACAACGAGTAGCGATGTCTAAAGAGCAGAAAAAATTAGACTTATTAGTTCAACAGGAAGAGTCTCGTTTAAGAGATGTTGGAGTTCAGTTAGATTTAGAAGAAGTAGCAGGCGCACAAGTAGCGGCAGGACGTGCAGAGCAGCAAGCAGGTCAAATGACAGCTGCAGGAGTACAAGGAGCTTTAGATACCGCAAAAGCTGGAGTGGCGTTTGGAACTGCTTTAGGTGAAGTTAAAGCAGCTAGAGGAGGAGAGTTTGCAGAAATAAGTGATAGGACAGGCCGTCAAAAAAACATCTTTAGGAAGGACACAGGGAAAAGCTTAGCAACTAATCTACAAGGATTTGCAGGAACGCAAGAATTTAAAGAGTTAGGATTAGATGCAAATGCATTAACTAAATCATTAGATATTGAAACACGTTCTGCAATAGACGAGAATAAATTTCTAGCAGATGGTGTAACTGAGAATGAGAATTTTGGTAAATCTCAACTACACGGCACCCAAGCAATGCAAGAGGATTTACTAAGACAGCTAGGGCCTGAAGGAACAAAGGCTTTTAAAGACTATTTAAAACGAATGGCTAGGCAAGGAACAATGGAGCTCGACCCTATATATGAAACAGGTTTAGGGGGTACTCGTGGAAGTGCTAGCGCAAGAGTTTAAAAATATAAATTAATATGGGAAATACTTATTACGGATACGCACAAAGAGAAGCAGCAGAACAAGTAGACTGGAGCGGGGTTGCTCGTAAATTTACTACAATGCTGGATGATGAGGTTACAGCAAAACAAGAGAGAGAAGCGGCTTTAGACCAATCTAACACTGATTTAGCTACATTACTTAACACGGCTCCTAGTAGTGAAAATAAAGAACTTCATAATTGGATTTTAGATTACGCTAATAATGCATCTAATTATTCATTAATGCTGCACAGAAGCGTTAAGAATGGGAATATGAGTACAAAGCAATACACCAATGCTATGAATAATTTAACGGCAGGTACCAATCAAGCTATTGCTATAGCAAACAAATACAATGACTTTTTTATTGAGCAAGAGAAACGAAGAAAAGAAGGAAAACTTCCCGCCAAAGCACTATATGAAGGGAGTATTATCCAAGAATTTGCAGACTTTAATAATACAGCTTTATATATTGACCCTATAACAATGAAAGTTTCTCAAGGAAAAACCGTTACTAAAAACATTCAAGGAGAGGATGTTCGTACTTTATCTGAAAACACGGGAGACTTTAAGCCTGTCAGCACACTACTTGGTTGGATGGGAGAGACTTATGATAAGTTTGATATGACGGGCGCAGTTGATAATATAGCTGGAAATATGGCCGTTAGTTATCAGGCTTTAAATACTGAATTTCTAGCAGATGGTACGAAGAATCCTAATTTTGACCCTAGGATATCTGGAGAAGATAATGTGCGTCTTAATGAGAACTATGACAAAGCTATGGATAATTATATAGCGTCTTATCTACAAGACCCTAGAAATGTGTCCAGTATATTGGCTGACTACGCAGGAGTAGCTCCTAACGGTGAGGCGTGGGACTTCACTACAGATAATAAGAAAAAAGGGGATAATATCATTTATCTATCTCCTAATAATAATGGAGGTTATGATATTGATTTAGATACAGACAAAGGTAGAGAGCTACAAAAATTAGCAGGAGAGGTGTTAAAAGGTGCGGTAGATGTTAAGCTTCCAAGAAAGATTACAATGGCGGAAACAGTTGATACTAAAGATTTCAATTACAAAGACGCAACTGAGGAAGAAATATTAGGAGCAAGAAATGTAAAAGCTTTTTTACAAGTTGGTTATGGAAGTAACGAGGAAAGAGCAGCAGGTATTGCTCACTTGAAAGGAGCTAATGAAGGAATTGTAGATATAGTACCTACTGATGATAGAAAAGGCATAAATGTTATAACTATAAAAGATGATGTAACATCTACAGAATATATACCTTTTAATGCTGATGCTCGATTATTTTTAGATGGGTCTGCGCAAGTAGTGGGGCCTGGTGTTAGTATAGGTAATTCTCTTAACTATTTACAAAATACAGACCCTGCTGCATTTAATAAATTTATTGTAGGGCAAACGGTAACTGATGATGATAGCCCAATTGTAAGAGAACTGCCTGAGGGCAGAACTACAGCTAATGTTCCTAAAGTCATTAATTACAATGAGATTCAAATTAACACTGGAGAATGGAAAAAGAAAGTAGATGCCCAAGGCAACGAGGTGGATACTGAGACTCCTGTAACGGCAAAACCTTTAGAAATCCTGGAGACCGCTATAGGTATAGGAGACGATATAAGATTAAAAGATAGAGATATAAAGAGATTAGATGATGTTGTTATAGGTATAACCAAAGTAGTGGATGGTTTAAATATTGGTAGTTTAAATGATACGAACGCGGTAGTCACAGTGATAGATGATGATAAACAGAATGATGCTAATAGAGACT